TTCTGCTATACTTATACAAACAAAGGAATATAATGACAAGCAATTTATTAAAACAAGTTATGATAAAAAAGCCAGAATTGGCAAAGCAAGAGCCATTTTTAAATGCACGAGATTTAATTGAAAAAATAGAATCTGGGTATACTGTAAATAATTTACCAAAACATACTCAGAAAAAAACATTTGCTCCATCTACTATTGCATATAATCATGGAGAATGTCCAAGATATTGGTATTTGGCTTTTAATGGTGTTGAGTTTGAAGACAATTCAGATTCAAAAGGTGTTGCTAATAGAACAAACGGAAGTCACTCTCATTCAAGAATTCAAGAGGCAATGATGAATTCTGGCACTGTTCATATCTTTAAAGATGAAAATAATCAACCCACAACTGAATTTAAAATTATGAATCAAGACCCATCGATATATGGGTACGGAGACGTAATGATTAAATGGAATGGAGAAGATATCCTTGGAGAAATTAAAACAGTTCCTCACGATGGTTTTGAATATAGAAAAAATACTGGTAAGGCAAAGAAAGCGCATTTAATTCAACTATTAATATATATGAAAGTTTTAGGAAAAAAGAAGGCAGTTTTAATTTATGAAAATAAGAATAATCATGAATTATTAATCATTCCAGTTGAAGTAAATGATGTTTATAGAAAATGGGTAGAAGATGCATTTGAATGGATGCGTACAGTAAAGCAGGCGTGGAAAGATAAAACTATTCCACAAAAAAATTACAGATCAAATTCAAAGATTTGTAAAAACTGTCCAATTCAAAAAGCATGCAGTAATGCCGAGGTGGGTACCATAAAGATACCGTCTCTGGAGGAATTGAGTGAAACCATGTAGTTGGTGTGACAATAGATTTAAACCTAATGTTTCTTATCAAATATATTGTAGCGCTCATTGCAGATCTGAGGCAACTAAAGAAAAAATTGTTCTTAGATATGAAATGGCAAAGCGCAAAAAAAGAAAAAGCAAAAATAGAAAATGTGCAGCAGGTTGTGGTACAACTTTATCAATTTATAACGATGATCAAATTTGTTATGATTGCTCAATCAATCCAAAAGAAGTAAACAAAGTTTTAAAAAAAATTAAAGGAATGTCTAAGTGATTGTAAAAATATTAAAAGGATTATCGCCAAAAACTATTTGTTCAATAGACGCTAGCACCAATAGTTTGGCTTTTGCTATTTTTACAGATAAAAAATTAATGGTTAATGGAAAAATTAAATTTGATGGAAATACAATATATCAAAAAGTAGGTGATGCTTATGCAAAAACACGAGCATTATTTAACATGTATAGTATTGATGGTGTAGTCATTGAGCATACAATATTTATTAATAGTCCAAAAACTGCTGCAGACTTAGCGCTAGTTCAAGGAGCAATTCTTTCAGCATTATGGGAAAGCGGGGTATCTGAAATAGGATCCGTGTCACCCATAACGTGGCAATCATATATTGGAAATAAAAAGCCAACAAAAGAAGATCGTATAGCGTTAAAGGCTCAACATCCAGATAAATCCGATTCTTGGCTAAAAAATTATGAACGTAGTCTACGTAAAGAAAAAACTATAAGGTTTGTTAATATTAATTATGACAGAGAGATATCAGATAATGATGTTGCAGACGCTGTAGCAATAGGTCATTGGGCACTAGATAACTGGGGAAAGTTGACAAAATAAATGATGGCTGGTAAACTATATACAAGCGAGGCTTGGCTCCGTAAAAGGTTTGTTATGGATAAAAAGTCTCCACAAGATATTGCTAAGGAGTGTGGAACTAGTGTTGAAACTATTTACGTATACCTGGCAAAATTTGGATTAAGGAAGTCAAAAAGATGAGACCAGTTCCAGTATATAAAGATATGAATCGCTTTGAGTATGATGATTTATATATGCATTCATTATCTGCTCCATCTGGCAATGCAATATTAATGAACTGTATGGGGATTGCACAAATGTTAATTGAAAAAAATATTTCATATGGAGATTCCGCATTAGATCCAGTAAGAATTTTTAGTAAGGCTAATCCAATAGAGCAGTTACACGTAAGGATAGATGACAAGTTAAGTCGTCTAATGAAAGGAACTGAACATGTTGGAGATAACGATATTGATGATTTAATTGGATATTTAATTTTATTAAAGGTAGCAAAAGAAAAAAATGACAACTGAAACAGATATTGTAGAACATTTAGATGAAGTCAATAAAGTTGTTGAGCATTATTTAAAAGGTAATGATGCAACTAAAATCTCTAAAGATTTATCAATTCCAAGGACTCGTGTTGTTGCATTAATAAATGAATGGAAAGTCATGGCTTCTGCTAATGATGCAATTCGTGCTAGAGCAAAAGAAGCATTGGCATCAATGGATGCACATTATGGAAAGTTAATTTCTAAAGCATATGAGGTAATTGACGAAGCAACATTAAACAATAATCTTAGTGCAAAAACTCAAGGAATTAAATTAGTTGTTGATATTGAAAAGGCTAGAATTGAAATGTTACAAAAGGCTGGATTGTTAGAAAATAAAGAACTTGCTGAAGAAATGGTAGAAATAGAAAAACGTCAAGAAGTTTTAATGGAAATACTAAAAGATATTGCAAGTGAGCATCCAGAAGTAAGAGATAAAATTATGAAAAGATTATCTGATATTGCCAAGGAAAATGAGGTAATAACTATTGTCCACGATGTTCAATGATTTTCTTGAAGCATTACAGGATAATCCTTTTGAAGAAAATCCTGTAGATACAAAAACATTTGTTGAATCAGCAGACTATTTAGGTCAGCCTGGCTTGTCAGAAATACAGTATGACATTGTTGAGGCTATGAGCCAGGTATATAAAAAAGAAGATTTACAAAGATTAATGGGAGAACAAGAAGGAGCAAGATATTATGAAAAATACACGAAAAACGAAATCATCTTACAGTTGGGCAAAGGCTCTGGTAAAGATTTCACCTCTACTGTTGCTTGTGCTTATATTGTATATAAGTTATTATGTCTCAAAGACCCTGCAAGATATTTCGGAAAACCAAGTGGAGATGCAATAGATTTAATTAACGTTGCTATTAACGCACAACAAGCAAAAAATGTTTTCTTTAAAGGATTTAAAACTAAAATCGAAAAATCCCCTTGGTTTGCTGGTAAGTATAATGCAAAAGTAGATTCTATTGAGTTTGATAAATCTATTACTGTTTACTCAGGACATTCAGAAAGAGAGTCTCATGAGGGTTTAAATATTATGTTGGCAGTATTAGATGAGATATCTGGTTTTGCAACAGAAGTAGGTACTGGAAATGATCAAGGAAAAACTGCAGATAATATTTATAAAGCATTTCGTGGAACAGTTGATTCTCGTTTTCCAGATTTAGGTAAAGTTGTTTTATTGTCATTTCCACGTTTTCCAGGAGATTTTATTTCACAACACTATGAAGATGTTATTGCTGATAAAGAAGTTATATCTAAAAAACATACCTTTGTTATCAATCCTCTATTAGATAGTGAAGACAAAGATAATCAATTTAGTATTGAGTGGGATGAAGACCATATTAAATCTTATAAATATCCAGGAGTGTTTGCTTTAAAACGTTGTACTTGGGATGTAAATCCTACTAGAAAAATTGATGATTTTAAGGTTGCTTTTATGAATGATCTTGGCGATGCAATGATGCGATTTGCTTGTGTTCCAACCTTTTCTTCTGACGCCTTTTTTAAACAATCAGAAAAAGTTAGATCATGCATGACATTAAGAAATCCAATAGATCAATTTAAAAGATTTGATGAATCATTTAAACCAGATCCAGAAAAAATTTATTTTGTTCACGCAGACTTGGCTCAAAAACATGACAAATGTGCAGTTGCTATTGCTCATGTTGATAAGTGGGTAAATGTACAAGTAATTAAAGATTATGAGCAAATATCTCCAGTTGTTGTTGTAGACGCAGTTGCTTGGTGGGAACCAAAAGTAGAAGGTCCAGTAAACCTATCTGAAGTAAAACAATGGATTCAAAATTTAAGAAGAGTTGGTTTTAATATAGGTTTAGTTTCTTTTGATAGATGGCAATCATTTGATATTCAAAATGAGTTGCAGGCTGTTGGAATAAAAACAGAAACAGTTTCAGTAGCAAAAAAACATTATGAAGATATGGCTATGCTTGTCTATGAAGAGAGGCTAGCAATGCCAGCGGTAGAGTTATTGTTTGAAGAATTAACAGAATTAAAAATTATGAAAAATGATAGAGTTGACCATCCACGAAAAAAATCTAAAGACTTAGCAGATGCCGTGTGTGGTGCAGTTTTTGGGGCAATATCACATACTCCAAAAGACAAAAACCTTGAAGTTGAGGTTCATACCTTTAGAGATAGACCTAAAGATTTTGACAAACTTCCTGACAACGTGATACAATATAAACCTATCCCAGATGATGTAAAAGATTATCTAGATAGATTTAATCTAATATAAAAGAAAATAGGAGAAAAATGAATTCATTAAAGAAAATCGCACTTGTTACCGCTGCAGCGATGGCAAGCACATTCTTTGTTGCAATTCCACAGGCTTCTGCAGCAATTAGTGGCGGATACGAACTATCTGCTTCTCTTGCTAATGGTGCTCGTGGTGTAACAGTATTATCATCTGATGCTGACAAAGCAGAGGCTGGTGTTAATTCAGTTATTGCATTAACAACATCTGATACTCTTGCTTCAACAGCAGATGATTATGTATCGTTAGAGATTGCTGGACCTGCTATCTTTGGTGCTTATACAGCAGCAAGTAGCAATGCAGCAACACTAGCACTTACCAATCTTGGTAAGACATTTACATTTACCGCAGCAACATCAACTGCAGTAAATTTACCTTCACCAGTATTGGTTAACGTTACTGGAGCAGGTACAGTTACAATTACGCAAAAGAAAAAGGTTGGATCAACCATTTCTGTAATTGATATCAAAACAATTTATGCAGGAACAACTGCTAAGACAGATATTTTTTCTGTAGCAGACTCTTTGGGTCGTGTACAAGATGACGCAACTCAAGGAACTTTAACATCATCAGCAGATGTTGCTAACTCAACAACTGTTGTTAATGGTGGCACAGGATATGTAAATGTTTTGGCACGAGATGGTTGGGCACAAACTATGGCAACAAACGGCGTATTGCAAGCAAATGCAACTAACGGCGCAATTGTTGCATGGGATGCAGCCCCATCAGTTCAGGCTTCATTTGCTGTAAAGACAGGAACTGGTGGAGTTCTTCAAATTAAGCAGGGTACTGCTAATGAAAACAAGCCAGTAACTACAACCATTACAGTTTCATATAATGGAGTTACTTTTGCTACAAAGACAATTACTTTCACAGGTCGTGCAGCATCAATTGCCGTAACAGGTGTTGACATTGCACAAGCAGGTGGAGCACGTACAGGAACCTATGACTTTGTTGTTAAAGATTCTGCTGGTAATCAGTTATCTGGAATTACTCCAACTGCTGATACAACCAAGTACACATCACAAGTTACAGCAGTTTCAGTTGGTGGAGCATCTTCATCTACTGCAGTTGCAACTGGTGGCTGGACATGTGCTTCAACTTCAGGATCTGCAACTGTACGTTTACAATACACACACACAGATGCAACAGTAATCTACTCAAATGATTTTGTTGCAGCATGTGCTAGTGGTGTAAATAAGTACACAGCAACCCTTGACAAGAAAGAATATAAAGCAGGAGAAATTGCAACCCTAACAATTTCAGCAACAGATGTAAATGGTGCTAAGGTTCACGGTGGAGCAACTCTCGGTGCTGGCGTAGCAATTTCAGGTGGTCAATTAACACCAGTTACTGCACCAACATCTTCAGATGTATTTGATACAGCAGGAACAAGAGCAATTAAGTTTACTGTTGGAAATACAACTGGTTCCTTTAACATGATCGTAGATCTTCCAGCATACGTATCGACAGATTCTGCAAAGACTGTTGCATACTCAATTGTTGATGCATCTGGATCTGTTACAAATGCTGAAATTTTAAAGTCAATCGTTGCACTTATTGCAACAATTAACAAACAAATTGCAGCATTACAGAAGTTAATTCTTTCAAGAAGATAATTTCTTTTTAAAATTAGAGGGTAGATTAATTTCTACCCTCTTTTTTTATTTAATAATTAAATAAAAATGTTATAATAGTCCTATAATGAAGAGAGGATCATTTAAAAAACGTTTATTTTTGTCTATTTCTGGAGCCATATTGGTTACAGTTTTATCTTTATTTATATCGTCAGATAGGGTGCATGCGACAGAAGGTAGTTCTTCAGAACAGGTAATAGTAAGTCCAGCCCAACAAGCAGTTAATACAGCCCTTTCTACGGCTAATACAGAGGTCCAGGAGGCTATTACAGCCACAAACAATGCCTTGGTAGAGGTAACACAAGCACAAACCGAATATTCCCAAGCCCAAGGTGTTACGGCAGAAGTAGCCACAAAAATATCTCTGGCTAATACAGAAGTAAATAATGTTCAAACCGCTATTAATACTATTAGCAGTGTTGATTTATCTGTTACCCCAATAGATCAAAGTTCTCAGGTAGTTCAAGATGCAAAGGCTACAGTAACTACTGCAACTACCGCCATAAATAATATAACAACACAAATAGCAGAGGCTCAGACAGCAATATCTGAAGCCGTAGTTGCAAAAACAGAAGCGTCTACAGCACAAGCAACTGCACAAACAGAATTAACACAGGCAAACCTTGCTATTGATGCTGCTCAAACAGCAGTCAATAATTTACAAGCCACTATTGGAACAACTGTTAACGTTTTGGCTGGAGTAGACGATGCTGGTGTTCAAATGAATCTTCCATTCGGCATGCAAATGGGAGGAACTGTTTACAACAATGTGTTTGTTGGATCAAATGCAACAATAACATTTGGAAATAATGAGGGTCATGTATATTGGGATACACCAGGAGCACCTTCTATATCTATTGCTGGCTGGGACTGGACTACTTGGAGCACAGGAACTGGAATTACATATTCAACTACTGGAACAAGCCTAGATGTTGCTTGGGACTTAAGGCCTTTCCCGCAACAAGATGCTTCTACACAAATGGTTCAAATTAGATTTAATGCTGATGTTAATCCAAATGACGGTGCATGGATGGCAAACGTAACCGCAGTTGGACCAATACCAGGCGGAGCAAGATTTAATTATAGAGAAACAACAAATGGCGCTATTACACCAATTACAGATACAAATTCTGGTACTGGATTTGCTGGACAAATAAGTCAAGGCTCCGCATTTACTCCATATGTAGATCCAAATACTTCAACAATTCAGGCAGCAGTAGACTCAGCAAATGCAACAATTACTCAACTAAATCAAAGCCTTTCTCCAGTTGTTGCACAAAATACAACAAACACTTCTAATATAAATGCAATCAACACAACATCTTTAACCAATACCGTAAACTCAGCGGTATCAACAAAGACTTCTTTGCAATCAACATTAAACACTAAAGCAGGTCAATTAACATCTGCCATCAATAATAACATTCCTACTCCCGCTCCAGTACTTGCGGAACCAATTATTGCTGGTACTACTGTAACAATTACACCTGAGTTACCAGCAGGATACACAGCAAACACTTGGTTTTATCAAGTAGTAACAGATGATCCAGATGCAGAAAACCCATATGAAGGTGGAACATATAATACAGATGGTGCGCCAGAGTCTATTCAATTAACTGGTTTGACAGAGGGTGCTACTTATACTATTAGAGTTGCTAACTGGTCTGGACCTGTAAGTCAATATACTGAGACTGTTATTTCTATACCCGCACAACAAAGTTCAAATATAACTACTGGTGGAGGTTCTGCTCCTTCTTATGACCCTGTTGATAACAACGAACAAACTCAACCAGACGAGACCACTCCAGATGAAGGGGATAGTACAGAGCCAGAGCCATCTCCTGATGAGAATAATGAATCTTCTGAAGGTGATGAATCTCAAGATACGGATACACCTGAATCTGATGACTCTTCATCCAACGACGAACAAGATAATACTCCTGAAGAAAATGAGGGTACTGATGAAGAAGAGTCACAAGATAATGATACCCTATCAGTAGAAGAAATACAGGAAGCAGTTAGCGAATTAATTGAAGATGGAAATATAACTGCTGCAGATGCTGAAGCAGTTCTTGATGCGCTATCTGCAGATGGAGAAATTACTACTAATGAAGTAGTTAATTTATCAGAAGTTTTATCTGAAGATGGTGTACTTACTTCAGCAGAAAAAGATTTAGTTGCAGATGCTTTAGTTGAGTCTACTGATGGTGCTCCAGTTGCAGCGTCAGACATAGCAGCAGCGGGACTTGAATATCGTGATCTTCCACCACAAATACCAGTAGAAGTTAGAGAAGATGCTAATGGCAATCCTGTAGTTATTACAGCAGAGGTTGCTTCAGCGTTATTAACATTAGAATCACCTGCTGCATTAGCAGGAGCCATAATTGGATGCTTTAATCCAGATGAGGCTATTGAAGGTTTGACAGAAGAGCAAAAATGTGAAGTATTTAAGGCACTTGCAAATATAGGTGCTGATATGTCACCACAAGAAAGGCAAGACGCCAAGGAAGTTCTTGTAGCAGCCATTTTGGTTGGACAAGTAATTCTTGGTAGTTCAATAATAAGAATAAGGGGGTAAAATAAGCACATGGCATGGATTAAGAAGAGGATAATGGCTATTTTAAGTGAAAACTTTACATTTCTTGGATTTTTCGTAGCATGGGTTGTTCTTGAAGGCAGCGCAAAAACGGTAGTCGGATATGTAACCCTAGCCTCAGTAGCCTTATGGTTTTTGACTATAGGTATTAGAGAAAAAGCAGAAAAAGAAGAATAAATAATATTTTCTTAAAATATAGTATAATGGGGATATGAAAAAATTGACATCCCTCTTACTTTGCGGTATACTTGTAGTAGGCCTTTCAGGATGCTCAAGTCGATATAGATATGAATGTCAAGACCCAGAGAATTGGAAGGAAGCAAGGTGCAACCCACCAGCATGTGAATCATCTGGTACATGCACAAAAGACTTAGTAAGGGAAACTGAAAATGGCTAAACGAAGAACACAAGCAGAACTAGATGGTTTACTTAAATTTCTTTTAGGTCTTACTCTAGGATCAATATTATTTTTTACAACAATGGGTATTTTATATGCCTTGATTTTTGTTGAACAACCATTAACTGGACAATCAGAAAACGATAAAATGTTTTTTAATGTTCTTGGTAGCGTTGCAACATTTATTACAGGAACGCTGGCTGGTATTTTAATTGGTCAATCAGGCGCTAAAGACGTAATGGAAGCACAATTAGCAAATAAAGAAATGGATGCTAAAAATACTCAAGCAGATAAAAAGTTAGAAGCAGAAATTGATGAAGCAAAAGCACGTAGGCTAGCAAAGCCAGATGGCGCAATGCCAGAAGAACAACCAGTAGATACTGATTGGGATAAATAAAATGGCAGAGCAGGGTACAGCAGAAAGATTTGTTGAAGTAGCCAAAGGTGAAATCGGAACTATTGAAGGTCCAAAAGATAACGAAACAAAATATGGTGCTTTTACAAAAGCAAATTTTCAACCTTGGTGTGGATCGTTTGTGATGTGGTGCGCTAACGAAGCAGGAGTCAAAGTTCCAAACACTGTCTACACCCCAAGTGGAGCAGCAGCCTTTAAGAAAAAGAATTCATGGATTGATGGTGATGTCGCTGATCCTGAGCCAGGAGATGTTGCTTATTTTGATTTCCCCTCAGATGGCGTTGATCGTATATCTCATGTCGGAATTGTCATTAAAGATAATGAAGATGGCACAGTTTGGTGCATTGAGGGTAACACTTCTAGTGATGCAAAAGGAAGTCAAAGAAATGGTGGAGAGGTTTGTAAAAAACTTCGTGCCTATAAGAAAAATAAGAAAAATATTATGGTTTCAATTGTAGGATTTGGTAGACCTAAGTTTGGTTCTTCGCCAAAATCATCACCATCTACTTCATCAAAATCTTCCAAAGTAGATCCAAGTATTCAGGCTGCTATTGATCTTTTAAAGTCTAAAGGCTATAAAGTTACTAAATAGTTTTATATTGCTATAGGAAGGTTATACAATGACATGTATTGCTGTTGTTAAACAGGATGGCAGAATTTTTATGGCAGGAGATCGTGGTGCTTCTGATGAAGATAATATAATGTCTATTGTTGCTCCTAAGGTTTGGAAAACAGGTCCATATCTTTTTGGTTATGCTGGAACAATGGATGGTGAAAGAATAAGACATAACTTTAAGCCACCAATGCCAGAAGGAAATTTAGATAAATTTATGTATACTAAATTTATTAAATCTCTTAGAACATTTTATGAAAATTGGTGGGTAGATACAAGCAAAGATGCAGATTTTGGAATGATTATTTGTGTGCGTGGAAGAATATTTGAACACAATGCGGTTGATATGTCATTAACAGAATATCAACAGCCTTTCTTATGCATGGGATCTGGATCACAATATGCTTATGGATCTTTATATTCAACACAAAAACAAAAAAATCCAAGAAATAGAGTTAGAAATGCAGTTGCAGCAGCCATTGAGTATTCACCATCTTGTAAAGGTCCAATTGACACGGTAAGCGCTTAATGGTTGATACAAAAAAATATTTTAATGTTTGGTATAAATCACAAACAGAATCTTTTCTTGATATTAATAAAAATTCTAACATAAGGCCAGCCTGGCTAGAGTATTCCTATATATTAAATGGAGAGTATGGCAATTCTATCATTAAACCTATAAATCATTATGTAGAAAAGTTATATGTTAAACCAGATTTAATAAGTATTAATAATAATAAAGTAGTTTTACAACAAACAAATCATGCTGAAATTTTTTTATTAAAAATGAGTTTTGAAAATAAATTAAAAGCACTAGATAGACCACATATGCGTCAATTTTATATGTCAAATAAAAATAAAATAATTGAAGGTAATAAATTTAATGCAATGTATAGATTCTATATCCCTTGGTTTTTAGATATTGATAATGTATTAATTAATGTGAAGCAACCAGACAACTCTCCTTTTATTATTGAAGAAAAACAATACTTAACTAAAAAATATAATAAAGATAATAACTATGTGGATCCAGAAATGATATTTTTTAATTTTTTAAGTTATGGACCACATATGATAGATGAAGAATATGGTCGTATAAAACGATTGTCCCCAATGTTTAACTTAGAATTTGAAGTAGATGATATAATTATAAATAAAATTAAGGAGTTTTATGGCAAAAATTAAATTTTATCCATTTAGCAAAGACACTGATTTTGCGCCAATTCCAGAACCTGCATCAAAAATTGTGCCTGAATGGTATAAAAAACAACCAGCATATATTAATGAAGATGAAGCATTAAAAAAAGGATTTTCAGCGTCTACAGTTAAAAGATGTATGCCAGTATTTGATTCAATGACGGCTGGGTATATTATTAAAATGCCATGCGATGTTTATATTGATGCAACAAATCCAGAAAAATTAGATATATCTCTACCGCAGCAAATTCGATTTATGACTAAAGATATTATTTCTACTCATAGCCCTGAACAAGTAAGTCATTATCCTATAGATAAAAATAAATATCATTCTCAATTGTTTAGAGTTCTACCTCTTTATTCTGTAGGAACTGAAAAAGGATATAGTTGTTTATTTGTTCATCCAATGCATAGAGATGATATGCCATTTAAAGCAGTTCCTGGCTTAATTGATACAGATGGTTTTATTTCTGATGGACATTTTTCTTTTCATATTGAAAAAAATTTTAAAGGAATTATTGAAAAGGGTACTCCAATTATTCAAGTTATTCCATTTAAAAGAGATTCTTATAAAATGGAAATGATTGCTGCAGAAGAATCTTCTAAAATGTTACAAAAACAAAGAATGTGGTTAAGAACATTTTTTAAAAATGGATATAGAAATTATATGAGGTCTCAAAAGGAATTTAAATGAAAAACAATGATGAGCCATTAGAAATTGTTTTTACACCAACCTTAACTCCATATGAAGGAAGATTAACTCCGCCAGAGCCTGCAATAAAACATTTACCAGAGTGGTATAGAACTCTTGCTAAATTTGGAACCACAAATGATGAAAAAAACTTAAACCCAGTAAACCATATAGGATCAGATGGTGCATTAGTTGCTACTAAAATGTGTATGCCATATTTCGATGCACTAACAGCGGGATATATGTATGTGCTTGAAGATGATCTTTTGGTAGAATTAGATGAAAATGGTTTTCCTACTCTTTCTTGGCAAGGAGATGTACTTTTATTAGATAAAAGGCCAACTCTTGAAATTGTTTTACCAAATAATACACATCCTTTACATTTTGGTTTTAGAATGAATTGGTTTTATGAAACTCCTCCAGGATATTCTGTATTAATTACACACCCAATGAACAGATTTGATTTGCCATTTTATACAATGTCTGGTATAGTAGAATCCGATATCTGGGGTCTGCCAGTATTTATTGCATTCTTTTTACAAAAAGGATTTCAAGGCATAATTCCAAAAGGCACACCAATAATGCAAATTATTCCATTTAAAAGAGATAATTGGAACATGAAGGTTGATGATTCAAACAAAACATTGGATAGACATGAAATGGCTGCAGAAAACCGTAGATCATTATTATATGGATATTATAAAAAACATGCATGGAGAAGAAAAATTTTTAATAAAAATGGAGAAAATAAGGTTGTAAATCATGACGATGAATAGTATTGGGATTGGTATTTATTCTTATAAAGGTAAAAAAATTTTTGATGTTATTGATAATTTATTAAAAAATAAAAATGAAAATACTATTATTACAATTAATTTAAAAGATCAACATCCAATGGATAGATCAGAACAGTTTAAAAGTATAATTAAAAAATATAAAAACGTTAATGGTTCTTATCATCATGTATTTTGGGACTGGATTACTAGTCCAATAACACATAAACAGGAAATTTTAAGAATTACAAAAAATGAATATTATTTATTTTTATCTGATAATATTTTATTATCAAAAAATTGGGATCTTGAGTTAATTAATTTTATTAATAATAAAAATATAATTTTATCTGGTAATAAAAATATAAAATTAATAAATAAAAATTTATTTTACATAGATAAAATTGAAAATGATATTGATATTTTTACTAAAACTCAATACATAAATAGAGATTTTATTTTTGGTAGAACTAGTATTATTAAAACTATTGATTTACCAAAATATATAAAATATGATGGAGAAGAAGAAACTCTATCAATAAAATATTTTATAAGTGGATTTGATATTTATGCTGTTCCAACTAATCTTTACAGTTATTGCTGTGAAACATCAATTAAAAATATATATACACCATTTCAAACTGGACATAATTATAACGAAGTTGTATCTCTTATGAAAAATGGGCATAATTTATTTGAATCGTATGATATAAATAAAATAAAAGAATTTTGGCAATATCATAATTTTAACATAAATAAAATTAAAAAAATTCCATTTGAAACCAATGATGTTGACTATGATCCAAATTCAGCAAAGTATGATAAAATTGATGGAAGAAGATTTATAGATAAACAAAATGCTATTAATTAGGAGAAAAAATGCATAGAATATCAGTAGTCGATAACTTCATAACACCAGAAGATGCATCGGTATTAATTAATGAAATGAACTCGCCTTCAGAAATCAATCCATATCCAGAATATTATAAAGAAAGGTTTGGCGGGACAGCATTTCCATATAATAAAAATGTAATGGATTTATTAATTAAATATGGAAAGAAATCTAATGAAATGCATCAAGGTTTAAATGGATTTGAAGCACCAATATATGTATTTAAAGCATTTGGTTCGCATTGGACAGAAGGAACTGAGGGAAGTTTACATATAGACGCACAAGGGCCAGAGCCATTTATTGAGTGGAGCACAATTATGTATTTAAATCCTGCTGCTGATTATAATGGTGGAGAAATATATTTTCCAAATCAAAAATTTGTTTATAAACCAAGACAATATTCTGCAGTATTTTTCCCAAGTGCTGGTACAGAATATATTCATGGAATTTATAAAATAAGATCTGGACATAGATATACTGCGCTATATATGCATACAAGTCAATCCGATCATGCAGATCCAGATTTTTTAAAATAAAAATTGGCCCATAACTCAGACGGTAGAGTGCCGAACTGTTAATTCGGATGTCCCAGGATCGAAACCTGGTGGGCCAGCAAAGGTCCTGTAGTTCAGTTGGTTAGAACGCTACCCTGTCACGGTAGAGGTCGACGGTTCAAGTCCGTTCAGGATCGCATGGCATCATCGTCTAGTGGCCTAGGACATTGCCCTTTCACGGCAAGAACACGGGTTCAAATCCCGTTGGTGTCACAATAGTAAGGAGTGATATAATGAATAATATGGAATATGAAATATTAGCACCAGGTATGGTTTATTATCATAAAGCAATATCTGATCCAAATCATACAATTTTAACTATTGAAAATATGCAAAAAAATTTAAGTCTTGGTATAAAATCTGCAGCACAGCCATGGCATGAATGGAATGGTGCCAATCCAGATATTGAAAAATTTTGTATTAGACATTTTATAGTAGATCCAAATAAAGTAAATCAACAAGATCCTTTATACAAAGAAATTTGTTTAGTGTATGATAATATTTTTAATGGAATTAATAATGCCTTTAAACATTATTCAACTCAACTATATCCAGCATCTTCAAAAAATATAAAGTCTACAGAAGGAATGTTGAGTATTTTAAAATACTTTAAGTCTGGTTATTTGCCACCACATCAAGATCAAGGTGTAAGCAGCAGGGTACTCTCTACAGTTGGATATTTAAATGATAATTATGATGGAGGAGAGATATACTTTCCATATATCGACATAACAGTTAAGCCTGAAGCGGGAAGTGTTATTTTTTTTCCATCTAACTTTGTATATGTTCATGAGGTGAAGCCTATGATTAGTGGAATTAGATATGCTGTTCCGCAATGGTATCATAGTCTTCCAACACCAAGGATGTCTACTGGTGAAGAATAAAGATTTTACTGTAGTTTCAAAAGATCAAATATCTGCCAAATTTTATACTTGGGATCCATACTCTCCTGAAAATCAAACATTAAAACAAAATCCTAATCAATCAATGAGATATTATTTTCAAAACAATAAAACATTGATATACGAGTTAATTCCAGAAAATATGAAAGATAGTTTTAAATTAAACAATACAAACTATACCGAACATGCTCTTAACCCTTATGGTTTTAGGTGTCCAGAATTTAAACCTAATTCTGCAGAATATATTTTTACTGGATGTTCAGAAACTTTTGGTTCAGGAGGACCAATAGAAGAATCTTGGGCTCATATTCTTTATACAAGATTAGGTAAAAATAAAAATTTTGTTAATCTAGGCACTCCAGGGGCAGGCTGGAACGAAATTATATATAATGTTGTTTCTTATATTAACGAATACGGTGCCCCAAAATACATATTTGCTTTATTGCCAAATATTGAAAGAGAGCCCGCTTTCAGTAATAATCATCCAAGAACTGGGTTTTTTGAATTTTTATTTACAAGGCAAAATAATTCAAATTTTCATTTTTATAATTGGCATATTAAAGATAATTTTTTTAAACCAAAATTTTTTTATTTTAAATTTAATCAAAAAAAATATAATAATTATTCAAATCTCATAAAAAGAAGATACGATCAAATGTTTATTTTACAAAATATTTGTAATTCGTTACAAATAAAATTAATTTGGGGATCATGGCAAAATAATTGGACGCCTCTTTATAGAACTTTTTGCAGCAAAAAAGAAATTTTTCCTGGATTTATTGACGATATACATTTCATTGGTTACGATGAAAGTAGATATATTGATAAATATGATGGTCATAGACCTTTTGAATGGCATTTGCAGGTATCTAATAAAATGTTTAATAAAATGAACGAGTTGCTATAATATATGATAATTTTAGGAATTAATGAAACATCTCATGATGCATCCGTATCTTTAATTGAAAATGAAAAAATACTTTTTGCAGCCCACGCTGAAAGATATAGTAAGCAAAAAAATGATTGGTATGTAAGCCAAAAGTTAGTTAACGATGCTTTATTATATGGAAAGCCAGACTACATAGCATATTATGAAAAACCTTTATTAAAAAAAACTAGATTATTATTAAAAGGTGGTGCTGGAGATTGGAAACCTAAATTTAATTTAGAAAAAATTCCAAGAGTATCCTTTAAGCATCACTATTCTCATGCAGCAGCAGGATATTACACAAGCAAATTTAATGATGCCGTAATAGTTGTATTAGATTCAATTGGAGAGTTCAATACTTCTACAATTTGGATAGGAGAAGGAGAATCAATAGTATTAAAAGAAAAAAGAAATTATCCTTTTAGTTTTGGATTATTTTATTCTGCTTTTACAGATTTAATTGGATTAATGCCAAACCAAGAAGAATATATAATGATGGGTATGGCTGCATATGGAGATTGGTTAAAATATTATAAAAAAGTTCTTGAATACTTTCCTTCAATCAATCATCAAAAATATAACTTTCATAAAGGTATTGTTGATTGGAATGAACCAATTACAGAACAAGATAAATTTGATATAGCAGCAGCGGTACAAAAAGTATACGAACTAAGATTATTTGATTTTATGATACATGCAAAAAAAATAACAAATAAACATGAATTAGTTTTTATGGGTGGATGTGCGTTAAATTGTTCTGCCAACACAATGTTATGGGAAATTTTTGATGACGTTTGGATTATGCCTAATCCAGGAGATGCTGGATCTTCTTTGGGTGCAGCAGCAGCCCTATATGGAAAACATTTAAATTGGGAAACTCCATATCTTGGATATGATTTGGGCGGTAGTTATGCTGTAGAAAAAATTGTAAAAGAGTTACTAGAAAATAAAATAGCAGCGGTAGCAATAGGAAAAGCAGAATATGGACCAAGAGCATTAGGCAATAGAAGTATATTGGCAGATCCTAGAGATCCTGATATAAAAAATAAAGTTAATCAAATTAAAAAACGTGAATTATTTAGACCATTTGCGCCAGTTGTTATGTCAGAATATGCGGATAAATGGTTTGATATGGATTTTGATTCTCCATATATGCAATATGCAGTAAAATGTTTAAAGCCAGAACTCATTCCTTCTGTTGTTCATGCTGACGGAACATCAAGAGTTCAAACAGTAACAAAAGATCAACATGTAGGATTATACAATGTTTTAGAAAAATTTTATATAAATACTGGAGTCCCAGTTCTTTTAAATACTAGTTTAAATATTAAAGGACAGCCATTATTAAATGATGAATCTGATATAATTGATTGGCAATTAACATATAATGCTAAAATCATTAAAGGGGAAAAAAATGAGTAATGAATCTTTAAAGGTTCAACATTACGATATATCCCATATATTCAATAATCAAAATACTAAAAATGTTGCAAACTCCATATTTAGTTTAGGATTAGAAAAAAATGTTAATTTAATTGAAGATAAAAAACAATTTAGTATTCATTCTACAGAAATTAAAAAAAATGTTAAAGATGATAAAAGTATTTCATATTTATATAATAATGATGGATACAGGTGTGACAACTTTGTTGTTAAAAATAAAAAATCTAGAGCAATTTTTTCTGGATGTTCTGAAACAGAAGGAGTCGGCAATAACATAGAAGACACTTGGTCTTTTTTAACATATCAACAATTATTAAAAAGTAACGATCTTGATGGCTATTTTAATTTAGGTTTGTCTGGATCAGGGCATAATAGAATTATTAGTAATATCATCAATCATATTAAAATATATGGAAACCCAAATTATATTTTTATTTTATTTCCAAACATTGCAAGGTGGACTGAATGGATTGATGATGAAATTGAATATATGAATATTGGTTTAGGTCCTTACCAAACAGATATACTTGATAAAGATTTTACAAGTATTAAAAAACAAAGAGATCTTATGATTCATTTTATTTCAATTATGAAAATATTTGAATTATTTTGTTATCAAAATAAAATTAAATTATTCTGGTCTACTTGGGAGGCTGCTGACGAAGAAAATTATAAATTTTTATCAGATCAAAATATTTTTAATAATTTTATTTATATAAATAATTTAAATATAAGGCATTTTATTAAAGGTGAAATTAAAAATAATCAAAATGATAGATATTTTTTAGCAAGAGATAACCACCTTGGAACAGGTTTTCATAAATATTTTGCAAATGGATTTATATCAAAAATATAAACTATAGTAGATAGGGATTTATATAATGCCAAGATATGATTTTAAATGTGACAACTGCAATACTATTATTGAACTATTCCTTAATATTAACGATGATCATGATTTAAAATGTAAAAAATGTAATTATAAATTAAATAAAATTTATACACCAACATCAATAATATTTAATGGTGGTGGATTTTATAAAACAGAAAATAGGAACAAATAAATATGCTTAATGAAACATGTCAATTTTTTGATCCCATGATGATTTTACCTGTAAAAGAAAAAGATTTTGAATCCTATGAAGAGTATAAAGGGTCATTAAATACTGCTTGTGTAGCAAAAGCATATGTTTATATAGAAGGCGTTCATGGAAAAATATTTTTATGCGATTTTCATTATTTTTATAAAAAAGATATAATAACAAAAAGAAATCCAAAATTATGGCCAGAAGTTATAAAAATTTTAATAGAAAATTTAGAAGATATTAAAAGTGAATTTGCACCCACTGACGGAATACAAGAAATACCTAATGATAAAAAATGTTGGTGTAGCAAGCAAGCCTATGTATCAATAATGGATAAAAGGGTGATGGATGAAATCATAAGAAAAAAATATACTATCTACATGTGTAATTTTCATTATAGAAAGTCATATTATAGGCATTTATCTAATAATATTCCGCTAGAAAAATACTATATTATTCGTGATGAAAGGCATAGGTCTAATTTAGGAATTAACGAAGAATTTGAACAGTTGACAATTTTGTAATAACTGTGTATAATTATGATATGAATCAAACAATTGCGTTATCAAATTCTCAAGATATTTTAACAGTTCAAGACAGATGTGATACATGTGGCGCTAGAGCGCTAGTTTTGGTTAAGGGAGTAAGCGGTTCACTCATGTTTTGTGGTCATCATTATAATAAAATTATGGATAATGCTGTTGGGTATGACAAAATGATGAAATTTGCTTATGAAATAATAGACAATAGAGAAAAAAAATGAGTCATAACGATAAAATTTTTGTTTCTATTGCTGCTCTAGAAGACCCTGGGATAATAGATACAATTAAAGATTGTTTAAAAAAAGCAAAAAAACCAGAAAATATTATTTTTGGAATTGCTTTAACTTATGAAACAGAACCAAATTTAGATTTTATTCAAAATCAGTCTAGAATTATAAGAACTCCTATGCCAGATTATAATAATCAAATTGGAATGGGAATTATTGAAATTAGAAATGCTATTAAAAGGTTGCATAAAGATGAAACATATTTTTTACAAATTGACGCTCATGCAAATTTTGAAAAAAACTGGGATGATATTTTAATTCATGATATTAATGAGATGGATGATAAGACTGTAATTTCAAAACAAATATCAGAATTAGAAAATAAAGAAAATCATATTACTCAGTTTAGATTAATTCCTGAAACTCCCGTATTAACTGGTAGCACTGTCGTTAATTTAGATAAAATACAAAAAAAACTAATTAATGAAAATTATTTTTTAAACCATTATATTTCTTGTAATTTTATTTTTGCCAAAGCAAAATGGTTATATGAAGTCCCAATGGTTACTTATCATAGATATCCGTACGAAGAACAAGAGCATACCATTATTTCATATTGTTATGGATATAATGCAGTTTCTCCTCTTAGAAAAAGACAGGTAGTTTTTGCAGGAACCGATCCAAAATATCATTTTCCAAGAAGTGAAAAATGGTGGAGAATTAATAAGATAAATCCAGATGACGAATCAACTTGGCAATATGATAGGCTTTGGATTTCTGATAACGACGAAATGAGAACAGAGGTAGAACAACTAATGCTAACTGGTAAAAATAAATATATGAGTATTGAAAATACTGCTCGTAATATTATAGATTTTTATACTGATATAGGATTAGCAGAAGAATATAAACAAATGTTCTCTTTGCTTAAAGGAGGAAATACGCCATCACACTTTAGGGTAAGAGGAGATCACACTAAAGATGAACTAGTGGCGTATAGATTAAAAAAAATAGATAAATACCATGGAGGAGATTTACAAAATGAAGGATTCTAATAAAAAAAGTTTAATAAAAACACTAAGTTGGGAAACATTTCACCTTGTAGGTGTTGCTGGAATTATATCTTTGGTAACATGGAGATTAACTGGTGAGGTAGATTATGAGTATGCAAGTTTAGGAGCGCTTGCTTATATAGTTTGGGAAGCAATTGGATATTATGCTCATGAAAGAGTTTGGGCTAAATTTGGAAGGAAGGTAAAATAATGTATGAATATTATACAAAAATTGATAAGGTTGTTGATGGCGATACCGTTGACGTTTTTATTGATCTTGGATTCAGCGTTTGGCACAAAGAGCGCATTCGTCTTGCAGGAATTGATACAGCAGAAAAAAATACTCCATTAGGCAAAGCGCTTAAAACATTTTTAATTGCTAACCTTGAGGGCAAAACAATTAAATTACAAGTCAGCAAACCAGATAAATATGGCAGATATCTTGGTAAAATATTTTTAACCAAAACCTCTGTTGAAAGCGTCAATGATCAACTTATCAAAAATGGTTTGGCAAAATCATATGATGGACAGTCTAAAGTAGGACTTTGGACAGAACAAGAATTATCAAAAACAACTATTGATTTAAAACTAGTATAGGAGAAATAGTGGAAATCGAAGATCAGATTATTCTTGAATTAGTTGAAAAGGGTGCCTTAGAAATCATGGGCACAGACAAAGAAACTGGTGAGATTATTTATAAGGTTACAGATAAAATGAAAGAAGTTAACCCTTTGTTATTTGAAGAGCATCAAAACCATGTTCATGATGAAACTATGTTTTTATGGGAAACAGGATTTTTAAATATAGACGTTACAGAAGCCAATCCAATAGTTAAACTAACCCCAAAAGCATTTAATCCAGAGGCAGTTGCTGGGCTTCCTCTTTTAAAACGCCTAGCCCTAGAAGATATTAAGTCAATACTTATTAAAAAGTGATATACTATTAATATGCCATATCATGTAGGTGCTAAAGGTTCGTATGGGTGTTCAGGATACCCTGCTTTAAAAGACACAGGTGAGGTTATGGGGTGCCATAAAACTCGTGCTAAGGCTTCTGCTCAGATTTACGCTATTAACGTCTCTGAAGGCAATATAGGCAAGGCTATGCCAGATTTAAAAGAAGGCGACTGGGCTCTTACTTCACATGGCAAAGAAGATGAATTTCATATTGGTCAAGTTGTACATGTAATGAGAGAAGGAATGCTTGGCGTTCCTGGTGGTGAATATACATTAGAAGCAAGTGCAGAAAATCCAGCAGTGTTGATTCAATTATATGAGCAAGATGAAGAAGGATATTGGGAAGCAACAAGAGAATATTCTGCATGTATGATGTCTTTAATGATTCAAATTGAACCATTGCCACAAGAGCCAAAATTAGAAGATATGGATAAAGTTGATGGCTGCTGTCCAGAAGAAAACATTGAAAAGAAAGCACCATGTTGGGATGGATACGTTCAGCGTGGAATGAAAACTAAGAATGGTAAAAAAGTTCCAAATTGTGTTCCAGCACAAAAAGCAGAAGACCTTTGGGAAGATGATGATACTGTTACATATGAAACAGATGATGTGTCAAAAGCAGAAGGATATTCTCCTCCAGCAGGAGCAAGAGCAGCAGCACGTAAAGCAATTAAATTTAAGGAAGATGGAAAAGCAAAAGGCGCTGGAACATCGGTTGGTTGGACTAGAGCAGGACAGTTAGCAAGAGGAGAAACTCTTTCTTTAGATACTGTTAAAAGAATGTATTCTTATTTTTCTCGTCATGAAGTTGATAAAAAGGGTAAAGATTGGGGAAATCAGGCAAATCCATCTAATGGTTATATTATGTGGCTTGCTTGGGGAGGAGACGCAGGATTTTCCTGGTCTCGTAGAATTGTAAATGCAGAAAAAGATAAAGCATTATTTGCAGATTTTGGTAAAAAAGTAACACAATCTGAAAGACTTACAGAAATTTTTAATTGGAGATAAAATGTCGTCTGGTCAATATAAAAGGCATGATGGTTTTAATCAAATGCAAATAAAAAATGGATATATTGCACATGTTAGAAAAGATGGAACTATTAAACAATACTATAATAGAAAAACAATGGCTCCAGTTTCAAAAGCAATCGCAGAACAATTAAATAGTAAATAGGGGTTAAAGATGACTCCAATTAATTTAGACAGCATAGTTAATGCAAAAAAAAATAATATTATTTATTTACATAAAAATGCTTTTAAAAATATATTAACCTGGAAAGATTTTTATAATATTTTTAAAGAATCCTATAGTCATAATCAAACTAATTTTGGCTCTTTTGCAACTGTTACCATAGATACTTCTGAAAGATATACCAATCTTTATGATAGTTTTATTGATTATATTTCTACAATTCATCCAGGTAAAAAAATAGGGGCCATGTCAATTATTCATTTTATTACCAGAAATGATAACAGTTTATTAGATGAAGATGGTCAAAAATTTATGAATGATTTTTTAAAATTAAATCCAAATAAAGTTCCAAGCCCTTTGCCACCAAAAGAAGATTTTGCTCCTACTATTCACTCAGATCCAGTTGATGGATTTTTTATTCAATTTCAAGGCTCTACATTATGGAAAATATATTATGATTCCATTACAGAAGAATATATATTAAATTCAGGAGACATGATTTTTATACCAAAAAAAATAAATCATAGTGTAGAATCTTTATGTCCACGTAATGCTGTTTCTATTTCTTTTACAGATTAAGGAGAAATTATGGATATTCTTATAATTCCTTTAATAATTCTTAATATTGGCTTGACATTAATCTTAGGTTGTTATATACTATATATGTTGTCAAAAATACTTAAAAAAGGCAAGAGTAGTAAAATGTCTAAATATATGTTGAAATATAGACAGAGTACGCTACATTTGAATTTAAAAGAATTTTTGCCAACAAATGAACAACTAAAAAGATTTGCTAAGGCTATGAGAAATCATCCAGCACAGTCGAGGCAAACTTATAGTCAAGAACGAATTAAAGTTGTAGTTGTTGATCAAACTGCTTATTGGGTACAAGATAATAAGTTTTATCAAACAAATATAACTGAAGACGGAGAAATTGATTCTGCAAATGCAACTGTTGTTGATACAACTAATTTGTCTTCGGAAGGTCTTGACAAACTTTTAAAAATATTGGATGACTTAAAGAGCGGAGAAGGCTATGATGATAGCAATTCAGGGAACTCCTGACTTTAAAGATTATAATATCTTTTTACGTGCTATGGGTGTTGCTCTTTCTGCTATTAAAGAAGAAGACCCATACTTTTATTTATATACAGCAGGACCAGCAAATATAAATAATTTTGTGTTAGAGTTTTCTAATTTGTCTGAACGTGGCATGAAATCTAGAGGTAAAAAAATTAAATTTTATAAGGTTGCTCCAAAATGGATTGAAGAAAACTTAAATGAATTTAATTATTTTGCTTTTTTATGCTCCCCAGATCAACATGCATCACCCTTGGCAAAAAAAGCAGAATCTTTTGGAATAGAATTGGGCATATTTAAATATTAGGAGAAATATGTTAATAACAAAATTAAAAGAAGCAGAAAAAATTGTAGATCAATTTAAAGATTTACATTGGGAAGGTTGGGATATAGTTTCTATAGAATATAATCCTGATGGATATACCAATAAATTTGGAGTATTTGTAAATAATAAATGGGCAATTAAAAAAATATATTCTGTCAATCGAGATGGATGGAAAATTCCAAACAAATATAAGGTGGTGCAATAATGGAAGAAATAAATTGGTCTGAATATAAAAAATATTTTGCTAGATTAGGATCAAATAAAAATAATATAGTATTGATTAATAATTTTATTGAAGAAAAAGATTTAAAAATTATTAATGAATATTTAAAAACTCATGAAAATGATGAAGAATTTATGGGAGGAAAAGACATCAGAGAAGATCAAGTAAAACAAGAAAACTCTGAAGTATATGATTTATTAGTTAAATATGAAGAAAAAGTCTTTCAAGAGGCAAAAAAATTATTTACTGATACCTATGGAATTCCTCTTAAAAGAAAAGCAGTAAATTCGACACATTTTGTAAAATGGGTTCCAGGAATGAAATCTAAACTTCATTGTGACTGTGAAAAACCAGACGGCAGTCCAGCGCTTGCTGCAGAATTTTTTAGATATAATGTTTCAGTTTTAATGTATCCAAATGAAGATTATACTGGTGGAGAAATTACATTTCCTGATTACGATATAGTAATTAAACCAAAATCAGGAGATATGATATTATTTCCAGGAAATGGAGAATATAAACATACCGTAGAACTTGTTACCGAGGGCACTAGATATACAATGCCAAGTTGGTATACCTATGACATAGAAACAAAAGTGGAGCATAAAGAGTGGTCATATAAAGATTCAGTTCAATTATGGCCAGAAGAACAAAATCAAGATCCCGTCGGCAACTTAAGTAGAGATAGGTTTTTAAATGAAAAATCAAAAATGGAAAACTGAAGGTTTATGCATAGATTATGACACTGACTTTTTCTTTGATAAATACGAAGAAGGTAGTGTTGACTTTAAAACAAATATAGATCAATTTTGTTTAAAATGTCCAGTAATGAAAACATGTTTTGCTAATGGAGTTTCTGGAAAAGAGTTTGGTGTTTGGGGTGGAATTTATTTAGAGTTTGGTGAACCTTCTAAAGAATTTAATTCTCATAAATCTAAAGAAAATTGGGCTGTTCACTGGAAGGCTTTAACATTAGATAATGAAAACGTTATTTAATTTAAAAAAATAATGTATACAGAATCAATGCGTAGGGCTTTTAAATCAATACATGCTCCAAAAAATTTTAGCGTAGAGTTAATAGATAATGATAGTTTTATTACTATTCGTGCAGATGAAATAGCCTTTACAAAATTAGGCCATGATGATAAAATAGAAGCAGTGAAATATATGATAAAAGTAAAAAAAGCATTAGAGGATCAGGGAGCAATCGTGTTATTAACAAGAAAGGCTATAAAATAATGCAAACATTTTTACCATCTACAAATTTTACTTGGGCTGCACAAATGTTAGATTCTAAAAGATTAAACAAGCAAATTCTTGAAGGATATCAAATATTAAATGTCTTATCTGGCCAGTCACCTACTGGTGGTTGGAAAAATCATCCTGCCGTATTGATGTGGAAAAATCATGAAGGATATTTGCTAACTTATTTAAAGTATATGATTAAAGAAGCCAAAGTTCGTGGAATTAAAACAGATAAAAATGAAGCCAATATTAATAATTTAGTTAAAAAAGTTGGAAGCAGTTGGAATTATAGAGCACCTAAATGGTTCTATGATGACCTATCTTCAATGCGTATAGTAACTACACATAGGGCAAATCTGTTTAATAAAGATCCACTCTATTATGCAAAATTTCAATATGCAACTACAAGTCCATATAATAATCCATGTTGTTCAACTTGTAAATATTATTGGGTAACCCATACAAATTAATAAATTATTTTTCTAAAGGGCTTTTATCTGCAAACTCATTTTTTAAAACATCATCAAACAATTTAATAAAAGATTTATCATTAGTTGATAAAAAATTACTATTTTTATTATAATCAAATGATTCTGCCCATGGTCTATCTAAATGTACTTTTACATCATTTATTTCTTCCCCACCCACTTCATATAAATTCCCATACATTGTTCGTACTGAAAGGGATGGATAGATAACTGTAGATAATTTTTCTTTATTCATTTTTATTGGAACATGTATAGCATAATCTAATGGATTTTTTATTTGTTTTTTTATTAAAAGATTATATGTATCTGATAACATTTTGGTATAAGAAGATGCAGGAGCATGAGTTTTAAATTTTTTTATTTTATCTAATAAGGTTCCACCGTGCATGTATGGAATATCGATCATTGGCTTCATAATAAAAAAATCATCATTCATTAAAATAAAATCATTTGGTATATTATTAGAAGTAACAAGTTTATTAAGATTATTTCTAACATTGACATGTTTGGTTCTGTTTTGATTAACCTCAATATAATTTCCGCTATACCATACAGGTTTTCCACCAATAATCCAAATATTAGGGTTATTTATATTTTTATATAAAGACCGAATAGAATATCTTAGTTCTTCGTTATCGCCATTTCTGCAGATATACACAAAATTCATATTATTCATTATAACATAGCCAATATATTTTTTAAGTTTGACAATATTTTTATTTCTGATATACTGTTAAGGTGATAGATTTAAGAGGAGCCCCTACCCATATTTGTGTATGTGGATCTAAAATATGGAACATTAAAGCAATGTTTGAAGATGGCGCTATTGCATTATATTTTTTAGATATGAAGTGTGCAGAATGTGGTGCATTAGCAACAGCCCCAACAGAAGTTGATGCAGGTGGAGTGTAATGTCATTAATACCAGTGATGCCATTAAATGGTGAACAAGTGTTGGATCCAGGACAAATTGATTGTGCGTATCCAATTTCAGCGGAACAATTAAAAAATACAAAAGTAGTGGCATCTAGAGAAGACTACATACATACTTTATCTAAAAATATAAAATATATGGAGGTTGGAGTCGCATGGGGATATTATTCTTTAATGGTTGCAGATAGATTATCCCCTGATTCTATTACACTGGTTGACTGGTTTAATCAAGAGTTTAAGTGTTGGTCATGGAGAAAATTTGGTGAGTGTAAGTGTACCCCAAAACATGAAATGAAATATAATGAGTCAAACCACATGGAATATATTGCAGATCAATTTAGTAAATTTAAAAATGTAGAATTAATAAAAGGACATAGTGAAGATATTTTATCAAAATTAAATAAAAAATTTGATTATATATATATAGATATTACAAATGATAGAAAGCCAGTAAGACAAACACTGCATGCTGCAGAAAAGTTGGTTGCAGTAAATGGGATTATTGGTCTTAATGATTATTTAATTTACGATGGAATTATAGAAGACAAGCCATATGCAACATATCAAGTTGTTAATGAATTTTTACATTTTAATAAAAATTGGGAAGTTGATGCAATTGCTCTTCATGTTTTAGGATTTTACGATATCTATTTAAAGAAAGTATCTGAATGAGTTTAAATTTTTTTATTAATCACGAAGCAATAGGTCATAATACAAAAGATATTTTTTTAAATGACTTTGATATTACTTGGGCTGAAGGCAAAACTAACAATAAAATTTTAACTAAGTTGCCTATTGAAAAAATTAAAGATGATCAAGACGATGGTAGCATTAAATATGTATACAATGATGATTTTTTTAGATGTGATAATTTTAAAAAAGATCATGATGGCATTCATATACTTTTTGCTGGATGCTCACAGACTGAAGGTGTTGGCGGTAATATAGAAGATACTTGGGCTTATTCTTTATATAATAATTTAAAAAATAATAATAATGTTTCTGGTTTTTATAGTATAGCAAAAGCAGGCTATGGTTGGCAAAAGGTAATATCTAATTTTTTAATATATTGCAATAAATATAAAAAACCAGATTTTTTATTTATATTATTGCCAAACGTTGGCAGATTTTATGAATGGGATATTAAATATAGTCAATGGTTTTATAAACAGAAATATCCAGAAATACTATTTAATGATGATGAAAAAACAGAAAACAATTTTATAAATAAAAAACAATATTTTGAATTATTAATAAATTTTAAAATTAGTTGGAATTTATTTGAAAATTTTTGTAAAGATAATAACATAAAAATGTTGTGGTCAACTTGGGACGAATTAGATCATATAAATTATTTAACTATGGGAATTGAAGATAACTATATACCAATGGCTGATAAAAATAAAATAGAACTTTATGTTAAAGATTATATAAAAACAAATAAAATTAAACCTGGAGATACAGAAAAACGAGATGGTCACTATGGAAATATATATCATAAATATTGGTATAATGGTTTTAATAAAGAAATCAAAAGGAGATGGGAACTAAAATGATTAAATTTATTAAAAAAATGCTAGAAAAGCGTAGAATAAAAAAAATAGTAAAAGAACTTAACAAACCTAGAAAATATATTTACTAGGGTGTATACTATATATACCCCCTCAAAAGGCGGGGTAAGACAATTGTCAAACAAAGGAGAAACATGGCAAAAGAACTAGATACAAATCAATTAAAGGCAATGGGTGCATCATACGGACGTTCTGTCCTTGGTGCTGGAATTGCCCTTTATATGGCTGGAGTAACCGATCCTAAGGATCTTTGGACTGCTCTGGTGGCTGCACTAGCCCCCGTTTTATTAAGAGCCGTCAATCCTAATGATAAGGCTTTTGGAGTATTGCCAACTGTAGATGCAGTTGAAGCAGCATTAAAAAATGTAAAGGCTCCAGTAAAAAGAATAGTTAAGCCAAAGCCTAAAAAGAAGTAAAAATAAAAATAAATAGGCCATACAGAAATGTGTGGCCTTTTTTATTGACAAAAGAAAGTAAACACGATATACTTAATTTATGAAAAAAATAATATTATCTACAATATCTTTTTTAATTATTTCTATTGTGCCAGCAAACGCACTTCAAAATGGAGAATTAATTACTAAAGACCCCAACGCTGTTGCCGTTGGATTTGATAATCATGGTGGATGCGGGGGATTTATGATCTCATCAAGAATTTTGCTTACCGCTGCACATTGTACTTATGGAGTTAAGTTACCTAGTTTTGAAATATACGAATTAAAAGACACAGAAGTCTATGCCTGGTCTGTAGATAAAATGTATAAAGAATCAGTTAAATCAGTTAAAATTTATAGGCCAAAAAATTTTAAATGGCAACAGACAAATGGATCCTGGGCATATAATGAAGACTTTGCTGCTGTAGTTCTTTCAAAACCTTTACCTTTTAATAATAAAGTTAAGATTGCAACTCAAGAAGATATTGAAGGTTTTAAGAAAAGTAAAACCAAGGCAACTTTAATTGGTTTTGGCTTACAGTCTTCAAATAGAAGTATTGCTGCTCAGTTTCCTAGTAAAGCAACTTTTGAATTAATAGATCAAGCAGAAGCAGACCTAACAATTAACGAATATAGAGGCAAATGGGGTCGTAGCGGAACATATGAATATCCAGTACATTTAAGAATTGTAAAAAATGGCTCAACCCCCTGCGATGGAGATTCTGGTTCTCCAGTCTTTATTGAACAAAATGAAACTAGATTTTATGTAGGTCCTGCTTCTTATATTCTAGGTTCAACAAATTGTGGCAACGAACAAACTTGGGGCACTTATGATGGAATTCAATCTATAAGTCCTGCATATATATATTTGCCTTTAATTGCAGAAGCCGAAAAATATGTTCAAGAATATATTAAAACGGAAATTAAAGAGCCTGTAAAGTCAATTACTAAAAAGAAAAACAAAAAGGTTAAAAAATGAAAATATTGCTAAACTCTAGCCCTAGAACTGGTATGGCCAGATTGTTGCAATATTTAAGAATAGTTTATCAAAGAACAGATTTTATAAATAATGGCGAATATGGAGAATATTCTAATAGAAAAGATTTTATACTTTGGGCCCACTCTCCAATTACAACTTTAGCAATATTTAAAGATATACTGCAAATAACAATAATTAGAAATCCAGATGAAGTAATTCCTTCTATTTGTGATAAAATTTATTCTGGAGTTGGTCTTGATGTATATGATAATATACCATCAAAAAGTAAAATAAATTTTGATTTATATGAAGATACAACTGAATACATGAATCAATCTGTTTATTCTACATCTTTAGAATATATGTCATATTTAGATAATACTATAAATAATTTTGAGAATTTGCTTGTTTTTTCTTTCTATGATACAGTAAATAATGTAGATCTTGTAATTGATACAATATGTTCAAAAATTGATGAAAAATATTTACCAATTAATAAAAATATAATAGAAGAAATAGATAAAGTAATACATGAAAGATGGCAATTAGAAGAAAAAGACAGGTATGAACGTGCCAATAGAGGACCTGTTAAAACAAAATCAGAAGAATATTATAAGTTTAAAGATATATTTTTAAATAGTGATTTAAGACCTCAACTTTTAGAAAAATATAATTTTTTAATTAATAAAATAAATAAAAAAAATATTTAGTTATTATGCCTTCTATTATAAGTTCTAATTCTATGACAATTAGAGCAAACCACTTCACACTTTTCTATTTCTTTGGCAATTGCTTTCCATGAAAATCCATCTCTAATCATTTGAGAAATATTATATTTTTTATCTTTAATATGATCAAAATCTAATATTATAGGATTATTGATTCCACAATCCATGCAACCAGCCATTTCTTTAATTTTGGCAAGTTTATCTCTAAACTCTTTCTTTCGTCTATGTTCCAATTCTTTTTTAGTCATAGATAAATATATTATATCAATAAATTATAAGAGCCTCACGCAGAATTCAAGCACTTTGGCCCAATATGAGAGAGGTAACTAATCCATCCCAAGGTCCTACGTGAGGCTCGCCAGATATTTAATGTCGCTGTCTCCCCCGACACTTATATTGTATTACTTTATTTTAATTGTTTTAGGTTTTTTCTCCTCTGGCACAATACGATCAATGCTAACATGAAGCATTCCATCTTTCATTTCTGCACCAGTAACCTCCATGTATTCACCAAGAGCAAATGATCGTGTAAATTTACGACCAGCAATTCCTTTATGAACAACTTCAGCATCATAAACTTCGGTAATCTCACCTTTAACAATTAATGTTCCATTATCTACAGAAACATCAATATTGTCTTTTGAAAAACCAGCGACAGCAATAGAAAGTCTATATGTATCCTCATCTAGTTTTAAAAGATCATAAGGTGGGTATGACTGACTATTTACCTTATGCAGATTACCAAAACGCTCCAATTCACGATTGAAGCCAATAAAAAATGGATCTTTAAAAAGATCCAAAGCGAATGTACTTACCATTTTTTTCTCCTTTTTAAGCAAGTTGTTTTGCACCCCTCATTCGAGCAGGTACATAAATATTATATCATAACTAATCTATAGATGTCCAATAAGTAGTAGGGCCAGGACTAAAGGGAGTATTATGAATACATCCTACTATCCATATAAACCCATCATTTTTTAAAATATTAATCATTTCATTTTTTACGTATTCTGGATTACCATAAATTAACGTTTCGTTATGCATAGTCATATTGACTCCAATAAAAATCCAAGAATCAGATCCAAAAATATTTTCAATAGATTCTATTGTTTCTATTATTCGAGTTTTAGAATCCAAAAAAACTACAGTCGAGTATAAGGTTTTTGAACTATTTAAAATATTGTTTTTATCTGAAATGTTTTTAGGCAAATATCCGTAATAATGAAAATTTCCTGTAGGAAAACCAGATAGGGCTAATGCTGTTATGGCTACATTGGGCCCAGGAATTGATGTTACAACTATATCATTTTCTATTGCTAGTTCTACAATTTCTCTTCCAGGATCTGTTATTGTAGGCATCCCACAATCACTTATCATTAAAACTTTTTTATTATTTTTAAGATGTTCTAAAGTCTTGTCAAAAGTTTCTATATGGCTTCCATCGTATTGTAATAAAATTATATCTTTTGTATGGTTTAAATTATAGTTATTACAAAGTTCTATAAAAATTTCTATATTTTCAGTTACAACAACATCTGCCTGAGGAATTACTTCAAGCATTCTAATGGGAAGATCTTGCTTATTTCCTATTGGCATTCCCCCAAGAATAAGACAGCCCTTTTGATAATCTTTTAAATTTTTAAATGTATTTATATTTTTAAAAGTAGTTTGTTTAAACACTTGTATTCACATTGCTTTCTTTTTCACTAATGGTATCAATTATTTTTGCTATATATTCACTATAGGGTACGTCTAAAATAATATTTTGATTATCTATTCTTAAAATTTTGATTTCTTTGCCAAGATCAAACAATATCTCTTCTAGTTGACCCTTTATTATTTGCACTTCTTCTTTATTTAACATATTATCATTATAGCATGAATTATGATATAATTAAAATATGAGTGATTATATTAATAAAGAAATTATACAGAATTCTATAATTAATAAAATACCTATTTTTATACCAGACTATGAGACGGATTTAAATAAATTGGCAAATTGGGCAGATGTTGCTAGACAATTTAGAATTAATTTGGAAAAGCCAGATTCTGGAGAAAATAATAAATTTCATAGCACCAAAGGTCATGCTCATTTTATGGATAAAAATAATTTTTATCTTGACCATATTCATCTTATTGAAACTAAGATTAGACATTTAGCAAAAAAAATACAAGAGGTTCATCCTAAAAAAAGAATAACAACAGCCACAACAATTGCAACGTTAGATGATGTTGTTGTTGATAAAGATTATAGCGATATACAAAAAATCATGTATGATAATTATATATCTATAAATGAATTTTCTTTAAAGGCTCATCACGAACCAAGTTTACATAACGATGAAACCGATAACCTATATCTTCAATGTTACGGAGAAGTAGAATGGGTCGTACATAACAAAAAATATTTAATAAAACCAGGTCAAGCAATATTTGTTCCTGCCTTTACGGATCATATTGTTCATTTTAAAAAAGTTCCAAGAATGGCTATTATTATGAATTTTTTAAGTGATACAGTTAATAAACCTAGTTTACCTCAGTTTGACGAAACAACTGGCAAAACTTATTACGAATATAATAAAAATATTTAACTGGTATATTCTATTAATTGCTCATTGGTTATTAGTCCTACGTGTCTATGTGAAACTACCATATTTTCTTTAACAAATAATAAAGTAGGAACGGAAAGAACTGAATATTCTCTTGCTTTTTCAATATGAGCATCAACATCTACTAAAATATAGTTAATGTCTGATCTATTTTCTAAAAATGAATCTATAATTGGTTTTATTTTTTTACAAGGGTTGCACCATTCAGCGGTAAAGTGTATTATAGTCATCTAGTTATTATATCATAATAATGTTAGAATAGTAGTGTAGTCACAATAGCAAATGAAACTATTAGATATAATAAAAATAGGACACTTTTAGTAGCCTTTTTATTATCCATTGTTATTCTCCTTTTCTGCAAAAGCGTTATAAACGACAGTTCGTAATGATTGTTTTATAAACTCTTGCTGTCTTTCAAATTTGCTATACTGAGGTTTATTCTTTAGCCTAGTTTTATTCTTTAGATACCTTTTTTGTTTTCTTTGAGATATCTTTTTATTATTTTTTTTCATTTATGTTCCTTTAAATGTGCTTGTAATGTATAAAAAGCAAAAGAAGATCTAACTTGAATTTCTTTTTTACACAAATCACATATGACCATTCTATTTGCTGACATTATATATCCATTATACTATACTGAATAAAAATAAGCAAGTTAAAACTAGCCAACTTGATTAACAGTAATAATTGCGGACGGTATTGCTGGACCACCCATAGCACCAGTATTATACTTCATTCTAATATGATGATTATCTGTGGCCCAATAAATTTGAATAAAATCATTTGCATTTAATTTTTGGAAAAAATTCCATGCAGCAACAACATATGGGCTATTAGTGTTTACTGCAATACGTGTGTTAGAGTCTGAAATTGCTGTACCATTTTTAGTAAACCAGATTTCAACGGTTTGACCATTTCCCCCACCACCATCATTATGAAACTGAAATGAAAATGCAAAGTTGTATGTGCCAGCATTTTGTGCTTTTATTTTACTATTATCTAATACAGTAAACCCACCTGTTGCATCATTATCTATTTGTCTAATTAAAACTGGAATTCCAATAGATTCTTGTCCTTGTATAATTTCTTGAGTTTGAATATCATAAAAAGATCCACGAGATCCAAAGCCCCCTGTTGCACCAGTTTCACCTTGTGGTCCCTGAGCACCATCAATACCCTTTTGTGCAATTAAAGTCCAGAACGTTCCTTCTGCTGGAGTATCTCCAGTGTTACCTCCGTTTGAATTAATACGGTACCAAGTTTCTCCATTATAAGTTGCAACATCACCTACGGCATAAGATGCGCCAAGATTATAGGCACCAGTAAAATTCCAAAGAGCATCTGTTCCATCAGCACCTGCTGGGCCTGTCTCGCCTGGTATTCCTTGTTCACCCTGAGGACCTTGTGGCCCAGGGATTCCAGATCCATCACCAGTTCCAGGATGAGTAAATCGTGCCATTATGAACCTTGCTCTAGGTTTGTTATCATTACTGCTACATTCATTCCATTATTAGAAGCAATAGCGTATAAAGAATCTGTTCCTGGAAGTTCAAAAGAGATAGCATGGTTTGGTAATATTCTATATCCATAATCTGATGAGGCAACAGAACTGTTTGAGCCTATATAAATATATCCAGAGTCGTTAACATTTTGAATCGTAATGTCTACTCCGCCATGAACACCATTTGGGCTTAGGCGGGTTGTAGATGAATTGCTTAAAGTAATTAAATTATGTAACGCCATTAGATTAGTATATCATTGTATTTCGGCGATATAGAGTTCGGCGACAAATAGAAATAGCAAACCCTCCTATGCACCTAACGGTGCACTATTGGTTAGTATTTCTTAATAATGCTGATAATCCCTATTGAGATACATATTGCAAGAACAATATTTAAGAGATTACTCATCATCTTCAGGGCCTTCAATTGATATCCAAACCCCATCTTGATCAAGACCCCATGTCATGAAAACATAACAGGCAATATAGCCAAGAATAAAGGCGGGAATTAAGAATAATAAATTTACCATATAACAATGATATCAAACCTTTATGTCAAAATAAAGAGAGGGGACAGTTTTAAGACTTGTCCAGGTCCTATCCTGATCAGTAATTTATAGACGCTGTCAGGCTCTCATATTGCGTCTTGGCTTTGGTTAAGCATTATAAGTATACAAAGGTTTGAAAGGTTTGTCAAGTCAAATTTCGAGAGTAAAGGCAAGGCAAAAATAGAAGTTTAAAGTTCGGCGCAAAATAGAAGTAGCAAACCTTCCTATGCCCTAAGAGGGCACTATCGGTTAGTATCCTACCTATGCGATATAATGGATTGATATAGATTAAGGAGTAAACATGGGAGTGCTTTGGTTTTTTGTTGGATTGGTTGTGGGCTTAGCCCTAGATTTTGTTTTAGTATTGCATATGCTCAAACCTCTTAAGAAACGTATTGTGGAATTAGAAAATCGGTGGGTAGACAAACAAAGACCGTAATCTTCCAGTGTAATAACAAGCCTATCCGCAATATGGGCGGGGACAGGCTTAAACCTTCAATAATGCTATAATAAGATATACCCATGTGCCCTATATGTAATAACCACCTGATACCAATCGTATATGGTTTTGTAGGGAAGAAATATCTGGATGCCCACGAGAAAGGTTTGATATTTCTGGTTAGCAGGACATATCACCGAAAGTCTGATCCATTGTCATATTGCCCAGTATGCCATGAATCGTATGATGAGGATATTGCCTTACCCCCGCTTTTTTAGTCTCTCTAATAGGCTAATATGGCCTGATATGAAGGTTTTAGGGTTTGTCAACAAACTCTTAGTATAATAAGTTATAATGAAAACAGTCTTTATACTGGCAGCAGGTGATGGAACTAGATGGGAAAACTATAGAGGTAGCCCTAAGCATAAAGTCCTAGTTGAAGGTGAAGTCCTGATTGAAAGGACATATAGGCAGTTTTCTAAGTATGCTGATAAAGTTATAATAGTCGCAGATGAAGAACAAGGTTTTGCCGAAACTTATATCCCCGCTAAAAATAAAGATTGGAAAGATATAGCCAAGTTCTGGTCAAGCAAAGATATTTGGTCAGAAGGTAAAAATATTATGGTTTTTGCAGATGTATATTTTACAGATGAAGCCGTTGAGTCGATAATGAATGATCCTTATGGCCTATCATTTTATTTAAGAAGTAGGCGTTCTGAAATTACACAAAAACCATGGAGAGAGATATGGGGCATAGGGTTTGATGGTTTGTCTATTGATATTTTAAAGTCTTCAATATTAAGCATTATAGAATCTAAAGAAAATTATAATACTGGTGGTTGGCGTTTGCTTGATCAATTGAATAAAGATAATCAAAGGGTGAACTTAGTAGAAATAGATGATTGGACTGAAGATTTTGATTTTCCTAAAGATATAAGAAGATGGGAAAAGCAAAGAAATGAATTTTTATCTAAAATAAATCTTACTGACAATAACAAGATCTGACTGTGGTGAGTAGTGGAGAATAGTGGTGGGTAATGGAGCGTTTATATCGTAGGGCTCGTAATGTCGTAACGGGCCAAACCTCATATCCTCCAAACCTTCAAACCTTTATATCCTGCATATAGGACCTGCATTATATACCAGATATGATGGTTTGTCAAGTAATTTCAAACCTTTATACCCCAAATATCCCGTATAAAAAACCACAAAAAATCCAGGAAAAATTTAAATAAATCGTAAAAAGGTTTTAAAAAGTTTAAAAACCAGATAAAAAGGTTTGTTATTTATATAGGGATTATTTGGTGTCGCTTTGTCTTCCCCGCCTGAAAAAACGGCGGGATCTAGCGATGTGTTTATAAGTCCTAGTAATAGGAGAGAAGGCAAATTGGATAGCATGTTCTATTTTTAATTCCAACTCTTCTTCTCTCTGGTTTACAGGTTGACCATGAGATTGTCTTCTATATCTTTCTGCAAAATGTCTTGGACTCATATTTCAAATTATATCATCATATTAAGATACAAAGGTTTGGGCGCAAAAAAGCGGGGGATCAACCAGAATACATATATCTAAAATGCTTCCTACAAGTATCTATAACAAACCCTTCTTCATTGGTAGAAGAAAAGATAGAGTCATTATCACAGTAATAACACTTTGTTGGGCATTTAAGGTTTGACATATTTTAATTATATCAGATAGGAAGGTTTGGGATAGAAAGGTTTGATATCGTAATAAAGTTCAGGGATTTTTTAAACAATCTTCTTAATGTCTAAAAATGTTAAGGTTTGTCGGCCCCTTTACTCGTCCCCACCTTTATCAAAAATTTCTTCTAAAGTATTAAATCCAGTGTCTTCTAATTCTAATGAGGCCAAAAATAAATGCCATGTTTCATCAATGTATACTTCAGCCTTAGGGCTCATATCAACTATATCAGTAGAGATAAGATAAGCAAGAGG